CAGGGACTCCAGTTTCTGATATTCCAAATTTCAATTCACCTTCTTTAGGTAGAATTTATTTGGGTGATGTAATAGATTTTAGACCAAAAGTAGATGTCAATTCTTTAATTACTGGATTCCAAAACAAAACATTGTTACAATCTAATAACACTATATCATTTAATGGATCTGGTGGTATTCCATCTGCAACTCCAGCACATGATGATAATTTGGAGTTTACAATTTCATTCAATAGCAAGCAATATCTAGATAGAATTGATGGCGTTTTCTTGAATAAAAAAGGTGAGTTTATTGTGAAGAAAGGAAATTCTTCACAAAATCCATCTAAACCAGAATCTCCAGATGATTCAATTGCTTTGTATTATCTCTTCATACCTGCATATACTGGCAATTTAAAAGATATTCGTGTAACACCTGTAGATAATCGCAGGTATACTATGCGAGATATCGGCAAACTTGAGAAACGTGTTGAGCGTCTAGAATACTACACCACTTTAAGTATTTTAGAGCAACAAACTTTTAATATGCAAATAAAAGATGATATTGGTCTTGACCGATTCAAATCAGGTATTGTCGTAGATAATTTTGAGAATCATGCAGTAGGAAACTTGTCGTCTTTAGATTATAAATGCTCAATTGATACTCAGCAATCTATTTTGACAGCTCCAACAGTAGAAAATTCTTATGGACTGCAAGAAGTTGCCACTACTAATCAGCAAAGATCAGTTGCTGGATATCAAAAAACAGGACATGTTATTACTTTACCATACACACAAACAGAATTTGTTTTTAATAAATTTGCAACCGAATCTAGTGGCAAATTAAATCCAAATCCATTCGTTGTTGTCCAATATGTTGGTGACTTATCAATTAGTCCTTCTATAGATCATTGGTATGATAATACTTCAAAACCAACAATTCTCAACAATGATACCAAAGTATTCTCAGTATTTGTAAATAAATCTGATGCTAGAGACGGGTATGCTAGTTTAAATAATTTTTATATTACTAACTGGGTTGGCACTAACAGAGCTTTCTATAATGTAAGCTCATTAAATGATATTACATCAAATAGTGAGTCTACTATTCTTGCAGCAAAAGTATCTACCAGCTCTAATATTAGTCCACAAAATAATGAAATTGGTAAAGGAATCAACACTACAAATAATGGTAAAAATGTAGTTGCATCTTCCTTGCAATTATTTGCTAGATCTAGAGTTATTAAGTTTAATTTGAGAAGACTAAAACCAAATACTAAGTTTTATGCGTTTATTGATGGAAGAAATGTATATCGTTGGGTATCACAAGATACTAGATTTACTGGTATCCCTGGCAATTCTCTTGGTCCTTTTGGATTTGCAGAAGATGGTTCTGCAATCACTACTGACGAGAATGGTGATGCAAGTGGAATTCTTATTTTCCCTGCTGGCAAATCGCCTGTGCAGAGTGCTACGTGGACTGGGGATTTGAATACTGTTTCATACGAAACAGATGATAGTGCTGAAGAACTAAACTTTTCTACTGGTATTAAAACTATTAGGTTTACTACATCAGAAGAAGATGCTAATGATTCTAGCGTAGATAGTTTTGCCGAATGTAAATATTATTGCACTGGAAGTTTCCCGAATCAACCAGCATCTATTATTTCAACAATTCCAGCATTCTTAAAAGCATCTGAAGGAATTCAATTTATTGATAATGCTTCTACCCAAGCAAAACCAAGTCCATTATCACAAACATTCCGTGTTGAAAATATGGAAGGTGGATGTTTTGTTACTGGTGTTGATTTATTCTTTGCACAGAAGAGTGAGAGTTTACCTATAAGAGTTTATCTAACCGACACCTCTTCTGGGAAACCAGGCAACTATGTAATTCCTGGAACAGAAGTTGTAAAATCTCCAAATACTTATTTAAGAATTTACACTAGTGGAGATTTAAATTTAACTATTGGAGAAACTATTTCTGGATTCTCGTCTGGTGTTAAAGGAGTAGTTAAGTCTGTAGTTGACCAAAATGGAAATCAATTACTACCAACTCTACAAAACACCGTATCTCTTGCTAACGATCAGGTATATACTTTAGTACTTTCTAATTATATTAGTACTGGAGGAAATGAATTCCAACAAAATGAGAATCTTTCTATTCCCTCACTAACTTTATTTAATACTTTAAATAACACTACTTTAACTGTAACTATTGCCAAGGATTCTGGCAAAATTACTGGATTGAATATTGTTGATTTTGGGGAAGGTTATGATTCTGCCACTTTAATTATTCAAAGTCCTCAACTTCCAGGTGGAAGCAATGCAATTGCCAACGTATTCATTTCTAATGGAGAAGTATTTGATACTTCTATGTTACTAGAAGGATCTGGTTACACTGATGCACCTTCTATTATTTTGAGACCAAACGGCTCTATTAGCAAAGAAGCAATTATTGAGCCTATTTTAGAAATAGATACACCTGCTGTGAGAATGGGAGTATCTGTTGATCCACAGGATGGTCAAATAATAGATTCTACATCTTCAACCAGATTTACTTTTGACCATCCAGTATACTTACAAAATAATGTAGACTATTCACTTAGCATTGAAACTGATTCTATTGATTATAGAGTATGGTCTTCAAAACTCGGAGAAACTGATATTGCAACATCTCAAGTAATTACTCAACAACCATTACTGGGATCTGTATATAGATCTCAAAATGTTGATTCTTGGACTGAAGACTTAAGTCAAGATATTAAATTTGTTATGTATAGAGCAAGTTTCGTAACAAACACTCCAGCCAATGTAGAATTGACTAATGAAAATCTCGGATATGAATTATTAGATAATAATCCAATTCAAACAGATTCTTCATCTAACGACAGTGCAGACTCGTTATTATTCCGCAATAATAATAAAATTATTAGAGTAGAGCACAGAAATAATGGATTTGAAGATTCTGGCAAATCATATGTAACCTTCAAGCAAGTAGAAAATGTTGGTGGAGTTGAAGGATCTTATATAAACGGTAATATTTTCCAAGTTACAAATTCTGGATTAAATTCTTATAATATTACTTCCAATTTAGGAGCTGGGTCTAGTACATTTGGTGGTGGAAAAAAAGTCCTAGCATCTTATAACAGAAAATATGAAAAATTATATCCTCAAATTGGATATCTTTCATTCAGCGAAACTCCATTTAACGTGGCAGTTAAAACTACCAATATTGTGCCATCAGATTCTGCTGGTGAAAATTATATTTCATATCAGCAGTCAAATTATGAAACTACTTTCTTAAATGAAGAGCACTTTTTCACCAACCAAAAAGTAATTGCTTCAGGGTTTAATGAGATTAAAAATAATATCAATGAGTCATTATTATATAAATTTACTTTTAGCACACCAGTAAATAATATTTCCCCAGTAATTGATTTGAGATCTTCTTCGGTTAAAACAATTTCTACACAAATTGACAAAGCATATGGAAGTGAAAAAAGATTTGGAAAGAGATATAAGTTATTATCTTTCTATCCTGTTTATAAATTTAACGTAACTAATCTTCCTGTAAATCAATCTGGAGATCCTATTATTCCAACTATAGACCAAAGTGTTGTAGGTGATATTTCAAAATGCCGTGGAGAAATTATCAAGGTTGTCGGATCTTTAATTTATGTTAAAATTAAAAATAGTAGTATTTTCCTAGCTGGAGAAACCTTAGAATTTGGAGTTCAATCTTTTACTGGTGTTGCAGTTTCTCCAGACGGAATAACCAGAGTGTTAAGTGATTTTACATCTGGAACTCCTGTGGAAGTTTATCAAGAAAATTTGACAAGCAGATTTTCTAATAAAATTTATGGCACCATAGTTTCTTGGGATGAAAAAACTGAACAGTTAATTGTTTTAGAAGAAAAAGCACCAATAAATTCTGATTACTATTCTCCTGCTTCTGGTTCTACTTTTGGTAGGAATTCATCTAACGATGGAGCAAATCAGGTGAGTGATATTATTCGTGTCGGTGATAATCTTTGGCATCAAAATATTTCACCAGAAGATGCAGCGGATAGCAATGAATCGGTTCCTGGTTTTGTTGAAGTTTCAGCAGTTGATTATAGTGATGGTATTTTATATACTTCAGATATCAACTCAAAGAATAGCACTGCTCTAGCAAAATATGTGACTAAAGAAGTTACATTAGCAAATCCAGCAACAACAGTTGAGGTTAGACTTACTGCTAACATGGCAGCAACCACTGATGTTGAGGTTTATTATAAAGTAAAACAAGTAAACTCTCAAACTGTTTTTGATGAT